CCGATAGACCTGTTGCTCCCGATGTTCCGCTAGTTCCCGATGACCCACTACTTCCGCTCGTTCCACTTGAACCAGATGAACCACTTGTTCCCGATGAGCCTGATGACCCATTAGAACCAGATGTTCCACTTGAGCCTGATGAACCATTAGAACCCGAAGTTCCATTTGAGCCTGATGTTCCACTTGAGCCCGATGACCCATTAGAACCCGATGTTCCACTTGAGCCCGATGTGCCAGCGACACCTTGTAATAGGGTTTCCCTTGTTATTTTATAGGTCGTTGTTTCGCCTGAATTATTTACGGGAATATAAAAACCTGTTGTGTCTCCCGTGTATGATGGTAATTGTGAAATCTTTAGATTTGCCATAATTTTAATGTTCGTATTGTAATAAGTCCCCACCTTCAGTTTCGGCTATATCACCACTTTCAAAAAGAATATACCAAGCTTCTTCTATGAATGGGGGAATACAAGCGGTTTGTTCGCTTACGATGGTTATTTGGGCTTCAACCCCCACAACACTTTCTTTCCATTTATCAAGGAAAGGTGTGTATTGAACTGGGTTTTGTAAGTAAAAGCCGTAATCTGTAAGTTGGTTTATGAAATACGAATAAAAGTCATTCAGTATTTCGTGGCATAGGGATAGTCCGTCTAATTGGTTTGAATATTGGGACATATCTTTCCATTCGTTATTTAAGTCAAAAATCAAAACAGACCAGTTAAAGTTTGTTGCCGTATTATCTATCGTTGATGCTTGGGGAACGAAGTGGATTGCTGGATACTTCTGTTTGTATTCGTCCCTTTGGTAATCACTTAAATTACCCCAACTGAAATGTCCTTTAAGCATCGGGTGTTGAACCGCAAATACTTGGAATATTTTTACTAAATCTTTATAGGTCATAGTGGTTGTTTTTCATAAATATTATTTTACCCTACAGCTTTCTCGTGGGCTTTATTTATCTTTTCTTGTTTTTCCATTTTGTATGAAATGAATTGTAAAACCGAATAGATATTTTGACGACCGATTGCTTCAACATTCAATAAGTCATCGTTGGAAGCGAACATCAAACTTTGATAATAAAAATCTACAACAGATTGGATAATTTCTTGTCTTGTGCGGTCATCTTTATCAGCATATCCGTCGCTTTCAGTCGGGTCTCCGTAGAGCCTAACAAATCTTCCATAAGTGTCTGTCCTAAACTTGTTAAAAAAAAAAGGGCGGACATAACCTTTTTGATTGGAAACTTCTTAAACTTTTCCATTCTGTCTAAACATTCTTGTAGGTCGTAGTCAATAAGTTTTCTGTTTTCCCCTATTTCATCTGTTTTAAGGGGTTTGTAAAGGTGTGTAGCAATCTTCACCAAATCTAATGGTTCTTGGCTCATAAAGATTTCCAAATTGACGAACTCGTCATAGCTCATTTCTATGGGTTTGATTAGTCCATATTTTACCCCGTGAAAATCTACCACCAAATCTAATGAACCAATATCTTCTTGGAATGCCATTTCACTACGAAGAAACTTGGCAGCAAATGATAAGTCAGTCATCTTTGCTTTTTTCAATTCTTCAACGGGGGCTCCCGTCATAACGGCAATAAGTTGTATATCAGTTATTTTATCAACACCTTGTAAAAGTTGGTATTGTTCTATCGTTAAATCCAAGATTGGATATTCTTTGTCTCCCACTATAATTTCCATACTAATAAATATAATTGAACCCCTACCTAAATGAATATTTGGCTTTGGGCTTATCCACAAATTCCATCACACAATATCGTAGTGCGTCAAGTAAGTGGTCTCCTTGTGCTCCTTCGGGTGTATTTGTTAAACGACCACTTCGGTCTCTTTTGAACTTATACCCCCTAAATTCTTGTATAAGATTTGATGATAATTCGTTGATGTATATTTTGAATGTCCGCATCTTTTGGATGCCGAATAATACTGAACCATCACCTTTTTTAACACCCCTTATTTTCCAACCACCCCTTCGTAATTGTTCTATAGATTTTGGCTCACTACTATCTGCTACGATGTCTAATGATTTGTCTATTCCTATTTCATTCATCATATACATCAAATCTTCATTTGTTAGTCCGTGTTCGTAAATAAGTTCAGTTGCGTATATCTTATTATCGTTTGATACATCAAGCCTTATCACAGCACAAGGGTCTGTTCCATACCCAAAATCAATTCCTATGTATGATGATTTGATGTTGTGTGGTGTTCCCGAAAATGTCTGTGGTTGAACGAATATCTTTTCTCTTGGGGGGACAAGTTTTCCAAGAGCATAGATGGCATAAAGGTCAGGGTCAAGGTCTTTTAATTCTTCAATAGATTGTATTATTTCTTTTGATAAGAATGGGTTTTGTAGGTATGTTGAAATGAATAGTGATGCGTTGTCTTTCTTTTCATATTCAAACCCCCAAAAATCTTCTTCTACTTCGGGGTTATAACAAGCTATAATATATCGTTCAGTTCGTATATCCAACTGAACGAAACTATTTCTGTCTATGGTGTTGTATTCATCAACCAATACGATTGTTGATTTAAGACCCCTTAAACGACCTGTGGTGTCGTCAAGTCCCACAAACCTTATCACACTACCATTTGGGAATGTATAGGTCATATCTACCTTGTTTAACTTACCTTGATGTAGAATACCCATCTGGTCTAATATCTCTATGAAATCAACCATAATGGTGTTCTTTATAGACACTTGTGTAGCTCGGGCTATGGTGATGGATATGTTGGGGGTTTTAAGTGCTTCTACGATAAGATACTGGACGGCTGATGTTGTTTTACTGCTTCTTGATGACCCCCTTAAAAAGATGTATCGTTTGTTATTTACTACAGCGTCATTTATATCTTGGAATATTTTAGTCGCCTGTATTCTCATCGTCTTTCTTTGGTAATACAATATCCACAATTATTTGGTTGTCGGGGTTTATCTTATCACCCCCACTTGTGATGTCTATTTGTTGTTCGGTCTTCCAATCTTTTCTATAGACATTTTCAACATAATACTTCCATAATTGTGCGTTCATCTTTGATGACTTATCATTTTCAAATCCATCACGAACTTTGTTTATCCACCATTCTTGTGAATATTCAAGTGCCAGATTTATAGTGTGTAAAAAGTTGGCATCCCTATCCATAATTTTATAGAGCGTATTACGGGTAATGCCAAGATAATTGGCAAAGTGTAATTTGTTTTTACCTTGTCTTCCCATTTCCAAAATATCATCTTTCCAAGTCGCAGGGATAATGCCACGATGGACTAATGCTTCAATCGTCTTTCGTGGTCTTCCCATCTGTTTCTTATTTTGTTCCATACCCATAAATATAATACTGGTGAATAAATAAAAAACCCCACCTTTTTACAAGTGGGGTTTTATTGATTGATGTATAAACGACAGAACCAATCAACCAATAAGTTCATCTAATATTTTTGTTCTTCTGTAGAAGGCTTCATCATCTAACACATTTGATATAACATCATCTTCCCTTAAAGATAAAATATCAAAATCGTCAGTTGTATCCCAATTTGTTTCCAAGTTTGATTTAAGGGTTTCCAAGTTGTAATCACCATTTAGTTTAACCTTTCTAATGATTGAACCTTTCTGTAGTGGCTCTTCTTCATTTGTGGGGTCTTCCATTTCGTATAGTGAATGTATATGTGCGTAATCACTATTTGCGTAGAAGTTCCAAATCATTACGGGTATATTATTTTCATCACGAAGATACACAATCATATCATCGCTATTGTTGTCTGTGAATATGTGGTATATGGTTTTCATCTTTTTTTAATAAATATACTAATTGGATATTATTTTATCAAGAACCGACAACCCATATTTCAATACTTTCAATACCTTCGTTTTCTGTATCTTCTATGATGTCTATGGCTTCAACCACATAATCTTCATATCTATGGTTTTCACCACAAATCTTTCTTCTTCGTAATGACTTATGTAGCCACGCTGTTCTGTCTTCCATACTGGCAAATGGTTTCCTTGAACGGAATATTGCTTCTTCGGGGTAGTCAATTATTACAGCAATCATATTTTATTTGATTTTTTGATATTGTCTATAGCCCATAGTGGTTGAAGGTTTGTGTAATGTGCTCGTTTGAATATATCAATTATATCAGTTGATTTGGATAAGGGAAGTTTATGGTCTATATGCCAACCTTTCAAACCATAATTATCCCAAGTCATTCCTTCGGTGAATTGTGATTGAATATGTTGTATCATTTCTTCACGACTACAACCAAAGATATTAGTCCAGTTCTTTGCTCTGCCGAACTTAATAAACCTTCTGGTATGTTTTCTAATACTCCGTGATGCTTTATACAACTCTTTTTCCATATCACAAAGTAAGGGAATTATTTTGATATTTCCAAATTTTCATCAACAACTTCTTCTTCATCGTCAAATGTGAAATCAACCATAATCCCGACAATTTGTTTCTTTTCATAACAAGCATATACGGGGTAGTATCCATCACCAATACCCGTATGACTGCTGAACGCATCTTCAGTATCTTTGAAATCTGCTGTGAATGGGATTTCATTTTCGTTGAAGATTGATGCTGTTGCCGTATCTACGGGAATATCACCAATATGTTCCCAATAAAATTCTGTAGTCCCTGCGTCAAATCTTTTAAGAAATTGATTGTGGTAAGCCATCATTCTACCAGTTCTTTTACCGAAGAAACCGAAATCACTTTCTTCGCTCCAAGCTACATAATAACCTGCTTTGACTTTGGCTT